CAGACCGCGTTGCCCTGCACATAAAACTGCTTGAGGCGCATATCCAAAGCCAAGATGCACTGCTAGAGACATTCCAGCAAGAACTTGACCAAATTCTCATCGAACTTTCACAGGAGCAATCATGAAACTCAAACTTACAGCCTTTCTGCACTTTAGAAAATACGCATGGCAAAAAGACGGGGAATATCAAATATTCTATGCGCGGCTTCCAGACGATGACACATTGTCTTATGTTTGTGAACAAGAGGTAGAAATTGAAGTGCTAGACGATTACGACCCCCGCGCCCAGCAGATTGACGCGCTAGAAAAGAAAAAGCAAGAAGTCATGGCCCACTACCAAAAGACCGTTGACGAAATCAACGAAAAAATCAGCAAATTACAAGCACTGGAGTACACAGCATGAAAAATATCGCCACCGCCTTAGTCAAGGCTCAAAAAGCCTTTGGCCCTGCCCTCAAGACCAGCACCAACCCGCACTTCCGTTCACGCTACGCAGACCTCTCGGCTTGCGTTGAGGCGGTCATTGAAGGTCTGAACGGGGCTGGCATTGCCCTGATTCAACGCACCAGCGAAGACCTGACTGGGGTCACGGTAGAGACAGTTTTCATCCATGAGTCTGGCGAGATGTTGGAATGCGGCAAGCTGCACGTACCAGCCAGCAAGCAAGACCCGCAGGGGTATGGGTCTGCCCTGACCTACGCTCGGCGCTATAGCCTGATGGCAGCTTGCGGCATCGCACCAGAAGACGATGACGGAAATGCAGCAACCCGCAAGGCAGCGCCAGCAGTGCCAACGCCTGACATCACTGACCACTTGTTAGCGATTGAAGGCAGCGGCAATGCAGATCAACTAAAAGAAGTTTACAAAGACGCTTTCGATGCTTGCGAAGGCAATCAGGTTCTTCAAGCCAAAGTTATTGCAGCAAAAAAGGCACGAATTGAGCGTGCTAAACAGGAGAAAGCAGCATGAGCGAAGAACAAGGAACCGAAAGCTGGTTTGCCGACAGGTTGGGCAAAGTTACCGCCAGCCGTATTGCTGATGTCCTTGCCAAGACCAAGACAGGGTACAGCGCTAGCCGCACCAATTACATGACCCAACTGGTGCTGGAGCGAATCACCCAGACTCGCGCCGAGTCTTACAGCAATGCGGCAATGGCCTGGGGTACTGAGCAAGAACCCTTTGCCAGAGCCTCATACGAAGCGCACACGGGACAGATGGTTGAAGAGGTGGGGTTTATACCTCACCCCGACATTGAAGCCTCTGGAGCCTCGCCTGATGGCTTGGTGGGTGATGATGGAATGGTGGAGATTAAATGCCCATCATCAAGCACTGCTTTGGAATGCTGGCTGTCTTACTCTCAAGGAGCCAACCCTGTTGATGCCAAGTATTACGCTCAGATGCAATGGCAGATGCGTTGCGCTGATCGGTCATGGTGTGATTACGTGGTCTTTGACCCACGGATGCCAGCCAAGGCGCAGTTATTTGTTTACCGAGTTGAGCGCAATGCTGAATGGCTCAAGATCACGGAAGAAGAAGTCCTCAAGTTTTTGGCAGAAGTAGATGCCAAAGTAACCGCCCTTAAATCAATCATTGGAGAGTAAAAATGTCAAAAGTAAGCAAAGAAATTTCATGCATCGTGGGCGAGTACACCAACGGCCAAGGTGAAAAGAAAAAGCGTTATCAGCGAATCGGCTCTGTGATTGAGACCAAGAACGGTCCAATGCTCAAACTTGATGTCATCCCGCTGCGTGAAGGCGGGTGGGATGGCTGGGCATACATGAATGACCCAAAGCCACAGGAGGGGCGAGAACAACCACGCCGTTCTGGGTTTGACGATATGTCGGATGACATGCCCTTTTAAGGAGCCAACATGAAAGCAGCCAGCATTGAACGCAGCAGCCGACTGAATCGTGTGCTTGATTTGCTGTCCAAGGGTGGTGAATTTACTACTCTGGACATCATCAAAAGCGCTAATGTCTGTGCAGTGAATAGCATTATTGCAGAACTTAGGCAGAACGGCTTTGGCATCAATTGTCAGCGAAGAGGCGATGAATGGTTTTACAAATTGGAGACAAAATGAAACACTTTACACAGCAGAATTTAGATCAAGCTCGCAGCTTGCTTATAGCTCTTTGCGGAGCTATCTTTTTAGTCGGCTCAGGGGTGATCTTCCTGTTGGCTACCTTTGATGTCCTGGTGAAATGATGTTCAAGTATATGTGGACTGAGTTTCGGTCAACCCTCAAGATGCTGCCGCCAGCACAAACTGCCGCGCATGAATTGCTTCACGCAGAGCACGATTTGTTAAGGGCAGAGGCTGGGGTGGAATACGCACAAGCAATGGTCACTTGTCAGAAGCAGCGAATTAAGCGCCTGAAGGCGTATCTTGGCAAGACTGAGGAGGTGGCATGAAAACAGTATGCGATACGGGCAGAACGCTCTGCCCTCACAAGCCACAGTGTGACCACCTTTGCCACTTCACGGATGCTACGCTTGAGACTCGCAAGATCGCGCCGTATCCTATCGTGCCTGCCGACATCGAACCCGTGTCAGACACCTGGCAGATGATCGGCAGTGTTGTGGTCGGCTTTGTGCTGGTGGCGTTGATGGTGGTCTGCTTGCTGCTGTTCTTTACGGGCATTTGGATATGGAGTTTACTGATATGACACAAGAAGAAGTAATCCGCATGGCGCGTGAGGCTGACCCTAAAGCCAACCTTAGTGAGCCGTATTGTCTTGACCACGAAACAATGGCGTGGCTTGAACGCTTTGCCGCCCTTGTCGCAGCAGCAGAGCGTGAGGCGTGTGCTGATTTGTGCTACCAACTGGTAGACAACTCACGCGAAACTCGTTTTGCTACAGCCATCCGAGCAAGGGGACAAGCATGACCAAAGACGAAGCACTGAAGCTGGCGCTGGAAGCGCTGGAACATGCCGCGTATTGCGTTCAAAAGAATTATTGCCCAGACAAGATGGGCCACGATTGGGATGACACCATCGCCTCAATTAAAGAAGCCTTGGCACAGCCAGTGCAGGAAGCCGCAGCATTTATTGCAGCAGAGGAGCGTAAGCGTGAAGAGCGCTATGGGTATTTTCCCAAGCTGCACCCAAGCGAGTACATGGATGAGCCAGCGCAGCGCACATGGGTAGGGCTGACGGATGAAGACATAACAAAAATTGATCAAGGGTTATATCCAACTTGGAAAGACGAAGTTCAAGCCGTCGAAGCAAAGTTAAAGGAGAAGAACACATGACAACTGAAACATTGAAGCCAGCGCAGCCGGGTTGGCGTCTTGTGCCGCTTGTGCCGACTGACGCAATGCAGGTTTTTGTTCACAAACAGGCTTGGATAAATGCGGTTAACGCAGCACCCCTGGCAGTGCAGCCAGAGGAGCGCAACTTCTGCCAACGATGCGGCAAGCCTGTTAACTTGACCACAATTCACACATGCACACCACCGGTTGCAGCCGACCCAAAGGCTTTTTACGGATTTCCTCAAGGGTCGGTAAGTACGCCAAACGCAGGCGGCAAATGCGTGACTGCTGGAGAGACAGCACCCACTAAGGCGCTACGCAAATGGCCGAGTCCCAGCGCGGTCAATGATAAGAGCCTGACGGCGCGGTGAAGGGCTGATGCTCACATGCGTCCATGCATCAAACTCACGGATTACTTGATCAAAAGGTAGGTCAGAGGCCACCAAAGCCCGTACAACTTGATCTGGCGTCATGCCTGGCACCTTGAAGTCAGCAGCATAGCCCAAGCGGTGCTGGCTGGTGTCTTTGCTGCCCACGCTGTCATTGACTTGCTTGGATCGGAAAGCGCTGTTGATCATGATTGGCTTGCCGTCCAGCAGCGTCTTGACTTGCTCCAAGAACTCGGCAAGTAGCACCAAGTTTGCCATTTCTTTGTCATTAGGCGTATTGTCAAACTGCCGGTGGCTAGTGTGCGTTAATTCTTCCAGCGTAAAGTGTTCAGTGAGGTTCATTGCATGCCTTATTTAATTGCAGGAGCTTTAGAAAGCAGATCAGTTTTGGCTTGTGAGCCAGCAGATGAGCCAAAATAGTAAGCAATAATTCCAGTCCAAGCAGTAGACAGACTGCCCAGCATCATCAAAATGGTGGGGTTGCTGCCGTCAACTTTGCCAAACATCATCATGCCCAAAATACCAAAAAAACCGACAGTGATGATTGCAGCCAGAGCAGGCGGCACGATTGATCTTGTCGCAGCTTGCATGTCACGCGCAGACTTGCGGTCTTCTACAGACAGCTTTTCAAAGTTAAGGCCAAGTTCTTGCGCTTGCTTTTGCAGTTCAATCTCAGCAATTTTGACTTGAGCAATCTGCTCTGCTGACAACTTGTTGTTGGAGATTAGGTCGCCCACCTTGTCAGGGTCAACGCCGATTGCTTTTGAGATAGCAGACACAGCCATGCCAGCCAATGGGCCACCCATTGCCGTGGCAATTGTTGGTGCAATTTGTTTTAACCAATCCATTACTGTTTACTCCTTGAAAGCATGGTTGCTGCGATTTGTAACATGGCACGAGTGCTGTCCATGTCCTCTGGCTGGGTCGCCCATCCAACCGTGATCTGGCCGACAAAGCGCCCTGGCTCCGGCGGGACGCTGATGCGGCAAGTGTAGGCCACGCCCTTGGCGATGTACCACAAGCCCATCTCCGACTGCGCCGATTTGTATTCGCTGCATGGGATTTCGTTTGCCATCAGCTTGACAACATCACTGTTGTTGGCCGCGTTCTGAGTGAACAGCCCCACGTCCAGGCCGTCATTGGTTTTGTCCCTGCCGTTCTTGCCATAGGCGCGGTACAGAACCCGAGTGCCGAACATGCTGTTGACTTTGAAGACCGCCACCACCAGCGCACCGGACTGCTTGAACAAGTGCGCTGCTGCATCCTCCACCCGATCCTCTGCAATCGTTGGAATCTTCTTGGACTCCTTGTAGGCGCCGATCAGCAGTTCTTGGTTTGTATATACAAAGTACCCAGCAAAGGTCAGGACTGCCATCAGCACCAATGCGAACAGGCGAAATGGACTGGACACATAGGTCAGAATTTTGTCAACCAGTGCAAGGCGTTCATCTGCCATAGTTCACCTGCGCTGCTCAAGAATGCCAAAGGTGAAATACAAGATCACCCCAAGAATCGACAGTAGGACAAGCGCTACCAGCACGATCTCAATGACCTCATCAACTTCTTTCTTGCGCTTTTCAGCAGCCTCACGCTCACGCCGCGCATCATGGGCAGACTCCACATCCA